GTTCCCTTGATAGTCAAAGTAAAATAGCTAGATGGTGTTTCTGGGTGTAGATGTGATCTAGTTGCGATACATATGCAATTCACATATCCTGTGTATCCATCAACTTCTACGAGATCACCTCGTTTGAAATGTAGATCAGTTTCCTTCATCTACAACATCAAAATACTTACGGTCTTTGTTCTCTACCTTAGGTAACCTAAGTATCTCTTTGAAGTCATTAAGATCATTTAATTGCTTCTGTAGATTATCAATCTGACGTTGTAGAATCTCAAAGTTTCTATCATTGTTGTTTTGCATCATCAGCATATTCTGGATTGCCGATTTGAATTCTTCTTCTTTCATCTGCATTAATCAGGGATAATTGACGTTGTAATTCATATTCTACCACAATAAGGTGGTCTGTCAAATACTTTTTCCATTTGTTATCAATGATGCAAGTTTCTATATCATTGATAAGTGTGAGTGCTTTAAGCAATCTTTCTTTTTCTGTTCTCATTAGTATCTAGATGGTATGTTGTCACGCATGAACTGCATTGTCTTTGCTTCCATGAGTTTCTCACTCTCAATGGTATCACTCTCATCAGCATTAACATGATGTGTAACTTCTCTCAATGTCTTGAGATACTCTAGAACATGCTTTCTAATTTCCATGAGTTCATCAAAACATCCTTGGTTATGAGCACATCCTCTTAGATTATGGTCTGGTGCCAGAACTGACTCTGTGAATAGAGCAAGTGCTCTATCATACTTTACTTCTGGTGATTCCTTACCTACTGAAGCTTGATCCTTCATAGAATTTTAATATTTACTTCCTTAGTTTATACGATATACAGATGATATGCAAGTGTTGTTAGAAATTCTTTATAATTCATTTAAACATAGGACCCCATGTCCATGCTACTAATACTCTACGTTCACCACGAGTGACAGGTTTGATTCTATGTTGTAATATAGACGGAAACACTATCATTTCACCTATATCTAAATTGATCTCTTGAAAATGACTTTCTCCATTCTCAAAACGTTGAAACTCAAAAGATCCACCCTCATAATCATCACGTTTACTAAGCATTAAAGTCATTGACAACTTTCTACATTCTCTGGTCTCTTCTGACCACATATAATCAGTATGCCAATCATAATGACCATTGGTTTTATATTTTGTGTATTGAATATGTTCAATATCAGTTAGTTCATATCCCCACTGAGGATCAGAATTAGCACCTTCAACTTTATAATAGATAAAGTTTTTAAGTACATCATCTTCAATCCAACAAATTTCTGATTCACGAACATCTTTATCTTTTTTCTCGCTACTACTAAATAATGCTTCCTCCCATTTCAAATCTTGTTCAGATAGAGTTTTAATAATATCAGAAACTTTTGCCATAGGAAGAGTTGATTTCCTATACTGAAAAAATGGTGGATTATTACCTTTAGCTTTCACTAACACTTTCTATATCTTGAATGTCACAAACTGGTACTTCATACTGTCCACCAATTAAATACCATGGCATGACCTGTCCATGATACTCTGGATGTGATTTAAAATCTGTTGTATACTCTCGTTCACCGAGATACTTCATTTGATCTTCTGGAATAGAATGATCTCTTAACATTGCTTGCAGCTGCAAGTGCGTCAACTCTGGTTGCGTGGGTACTTTCATTGGATCTCCATTCTTTTCTCATGTTAATGTATATGTCATTTTTTGCAACCATATCACGAACATTTTTAAATATTTTAGCAGACTTAGCAAAATCACAAGTAGCATGATCTGGTTCTTGGGGTCTTACCTTTCCTTCATCGTCATATTTCTTGCCTGTGCGATGATTAGCATATCTCCTTGATCTGGTAAATCCCATTTCAAGAAACTTACGACACATGTCCATACCTATGAAATCTTGTTGTTCAAGATAATCTAGATACATGTCAAATATAGCATGTGCAGACTCTATTGCAATCTTTGGAGTCTTAAATCTCCAATGAGCACATATATCGTTAGTATAAGGGCGAACCAATAAAACTCCTTGCTCTCCCCTTCCAATACGATAAAGTTTACGAGTTTCCTCGTCTGTAAAATCAAGCTCTTTATAGTTGAGATCATAATTAAATTCAAGCATTTCTTATATTAAAAGAAAAAATAACACGTTCTGTACTAGATTGTACCACTTTACACTGATGTGTCAAGCAAGAGGGAAAGAAGATAATATCTCCTTCATTAACCTCAGGCACATATTCTATCACGTTACCTTCTATGAAGTCAAGAAATGGTGCGAAGAATGATGTAGGAGTGTGGTCATCTGCTAATTGTCCATATAATATTGCAGAATAACCGACTGCTCCATGGTTATGAAGTTGATGATAGTCTCCATTATTATATTTCTGACTCCATACATTTGTAATTTGAAATGCATGTGGATATATGTCATCAAATTCTTTCAATGCGGGTTGTATTATATCAAACAACTTGTCAGCATATGGCGGTAGTTTACCCTCCTGATGATATTTAAAATAATCTGTCTTATGACCATCACCATCACCAGTGTCAATCATATTAATAATATCTTCCTTATAATCACTCCAGTTATCAACAGTATGTGTGAATACTGGTATCATAAATGCTGTGTCACTCCTCATACATTCTTTCCTTTACGTAATGCATCATTATCATATTCAATAACACCGTCTGGTCTCACAACATAACAATGATACCAGTATGTGTCATCACTAACCTCATCCTTGCGAGGAAAATAGTCAATCACAAAATCAAATGCAATGTCTGCATTTCTAAATTCCATGTATCCATAATACTTACTCTCTAGTGTAACAGCTAGTTCTGCTGGTATCTCTTCATCTATTTTATAATAATCTAATACAATCTTCTTTGCATCATCTGATGTCGCTTCTAATCTTGGGTTCTCCCAATATACCAAAGCACCAGAAATAGTTGAAGCATATGCCTCAATCTGATCCCAGTTTCTAGCACTATCAAACGTCTGTAGGTTCTGCATTTTTGTTCTCTACTTTCTTTAATTTATAAGCAGCACTAACTCTAATTCCATAGAACTCTCTGCTCGTATCTTCTGCACAATGTAAAATGTCTGACGGGAAACACACTGCTGATCCTGGTTTAGGAAATACAGTGTCAAATCTACCATCATCTTGTACAAACATAGTCTTGCCACCCCACATAAGATCCCATACAGGATTGCAGAATAATAGAAATGTATAATCTGCATCATCTTTGTGCATAAAACCATCTAATCCTCTAGTATGTCCATTGACATAGTAATCAAGAATCTCATGTTCAAATGGTACAAGGATTTTAATTTTCTCAGGAATATGAGTGTCAAATATAGCATGTCCCCTCACATCCATCTTCCAGAACTTCTTATGTGGTGCTGTGTGATCACTACTAGCACCCCACTGCCATCTAGCACGACTACAGATTCTTTCAATCTCTTTCATTTCTTCTTTTGTGAGAATAGTATCCCACGACATGATATCAGTTAATAAAGACATATTATCTTAATTGTATAGAGCGTTTGACTATTCCACAACGTACATGATCAAGAGCTAGTAGAGTTTCATAATCTTCTGTGCTTATTTTATTTCTCTGTGCCATTTCTTGAAGATTCCCGTATATTTTATTGAACTCAGTAATATAGTATCTCATGGTGGGATCTGGAATAGCACTTTCTAACCAAAATGTGATACATTTTCTAACACCATTGGTTACTGGTCTAACACCATGAATAAAATCAGATTGATACAATAGCATTTTACCTGGTTCTAACCTTTTTTCAATAGTTTCAGGTCCTATCTTAATAAAGTGTTCTCCACCTTCATAATCATCATTTAGTGTGATAACAGCAGTATAATCAGTTCTACTACCCCACATCTCCCAATAATCTACATGATCAGCATAATGTTGTCCTAGTTCATACTTTAACATATAGCATGGACTGACTTTATTAAGTGGATGTAAATGAAATATGGGAGACTCTCTTAAAATTTTAGTGATAGCAGTATTTGCCATCTTGTTTAGATCAATATCTGCTTGTTGTGTATTGTCCTTTATAAATTTGTCTTTGGAACCTGTTCTAGCACCATCAACAAACTTACCAGAATTAAATAGACTAAGTATTTGTTTTAATTGATTAGAGTCAAAGAAATCATACTCATATATCATTATTATCTCTCCTGTAGTTTTTGAACAACTGTCTTAGCTTGCATTGGTGCTATGTCATTAAGACCATTAACATCAAACCATGGTGCTTCTTCCCAATCAAAACCTTCACCGAATGTATTATCAGGTGCCATGACATACCAGTGACACTTTGCATCAGGTATATCTACTGCACACACTGCCCAATCATCTGCCCACTGAGGTACTTGAACATACATTACTGGTAAATGATTTGCACTGGCAATGCTTGGCAATCCTACTAGAATTCCCCACATTAAAGTTAATACAACCCATATAGTGACTAACTTACGTTTCATATGCCGTTCCAAAAGTTATCTGTTGGTGTTGCCATACTTCTTGAAACAAAGTATAATCCTACATTACATAAGAACCAATACACATTGGTTATCCATGCTTGTCTCCAACAGTATTTTCTGTTGCTTTGTACGATGTACATGTTTCTCTCATTCATTGATGAGTCAACAGACAAAGGTCTAACCTTTAACCATTGCTCTAATAGTAATGATATTACAAATCCAATTGCAAAAATATAGAATAATAGATTTAATAATCCTGCACTAGTGAGTAAGAATGATATCATTGTTGTAATACCCCTGCTAAAGTTTTAATATATGCATCCACTGTATTTTTATATTGTTCAATGACATCTGGTAAAGGAGCACACATGTTTAATATTTTATCATAACCAATTAAAAATGATGTATCAGCTGAAAAAATCTTCCATGGTGTGAATATTAAACCGACTTTCTCACTTCTCATAGGTCCTGATCTAGTTAATACAAATGGATATACTATATTATAACATACTTTTCGTTCTTCACCATCAATGGTCTCAGTATGATCTTTTACGTTAGCAATCACCTCTTCTCCTGTTGGAAATGTGAGAATGAGAATATTTAATTGTTCATTCATAATTTAGTTAAACGTTGTTTGCTTTAATTTGTTCTAATAGTTTGTCTAAGTCTTCTTGAGTCTGCACAGCATTATCTCTTCCTTTGAGAGCTGCAGGTGCCCAGAGAACGTCAGGGTTCTTAAGTTTATAGTTAGATGCAATTGTTAATATGATTCTTCTAGCATACTCAGAATATGTATTTGTTTCAAATTTTCCAAATTGATCTTCTGTCTCTAGGTACTCTTTACCCTCATTGACTTTATTGTTTTCTACATCTACTATGGTTATCCATTTATTATACATGATTGGATTGAAAGGGAATAAAACATCATCAGCTTCTTTACCATCATAGTCTTGTGGTAATGATCTTAACTTAGTTCTATACTTAGTCCACATTACTTTCGTGTCTGCATCAATAGGAGCATCAGGCATCTGTGTCCAGTCACAATCTGCAAGTAGATAGTTTCTAATCATTCTAATACCTTCCCAAGATACTTTATTCCATCTACCATATTCGTTGTATAATTTCTCTTGGATAATCTCCTGTTCAGTATCTTGATACTCAAAGTATTTCTCTTTGAGAGTTTCAGCGATCTGTGATACCTCTGCTTCAGTTGGTTCTACCCATTGATATGTCTGCCATCTTCTAGCTTTTGTAGCACGATCATATACATATTTTTTCTTTTCAATACCATATGATCCATCACTGAAATAATTCAAGTGAATCAAACGATCTCTATCTGATGTCCAAAATGGATACAAAACATTTTGAATATTGGCATTCCAATAATCCTCCTCAATGTATTGAGTCTTTCCATCAACTATAATCATTCTTTCTAGTGCATTAACTTGCACTACTACACGTATGTCTGCCATGTGATTAGGGGATTTTACTGAACCAGCCTGTTGCAATATATTTATCATGGGTGAAGACTGTGTTTCCACGATGCACATGTGTCATACCTGCTGGCCAGATCAATAATGTACCTGTTTGTGGTTTATATCTCTTCCTCTGATATAAGAATTCTGTTTCTGCTTCACCATCTGGCATATCATTTAAGTATACCATCCATGCTAACTCTCTGTTTGCTGCTCTGAAACTAGAGTTTTCATAATGCCAAGTATGATAACCACCTCCAACTGGAGTTTTTTGTACTTTTAAACCAATTGATGCTAGTCTGACATTCCTGATATGGTCATATTCTTGTCTGTAGTTCTCAAATGCAGAATTCAGATATTTATAGAAATGCGAAGACATTCCCATATCAACATCATCGTACATCATACTGACATCATGACGTGCTAATTTCTTTTGTGGCATTTGTTCACTGCCATATTGCACCACATAATCTGGATTGATTTTCATTGTATGTTCAAATACAGATATCATTGTAGTGCATATTTCGTGATGTACAAATCTGTGATATACACCAATAAAATCTTCAAATTTTCCTTCTAATCTATCAGGATCTATAATCAATCCACTTTCACTAGCGTCTAACATTAATATGCTCTGATCATATACTTAACTAAATGATACCTTGTTAACAGCGGAATGTCAATGTTTGGTTGTAGAGAAGAATCAACATTTAATTTAACAGCAGACGATAGAGTAAATGTTCCTTCATTTACCTCAAAACCAGCAGAATTGATTGGATCTCCTTGTGGTTCAATACGTTCAGTAACAAACTCAATTCCTAAATCAGCTTTTGCAGACGGGTATGTTGTAATAGTTTGTTGTACCTCATTATGCGCAAATGCAACATAATCAATACCAAAGTTATCATTATCAGGATTTCCAGCACCAGATCTTGTTTGCCTTACTTCTAACACTAAATTATTAACTCTCATACTTGTAGGTAAAGGAATATCAACTATTTCCCAAGTAGTAGGACCAGTAGCGGAAGATATTGTACCAATTTTTACAAAACTAGTCTGATTATCATTACTAGCAAATAACTCTAATGGTTCATTTGGTGTCTCTCCACCATTGCTACCATTACCACGAATAACTCTTATCTTAACTGTGTTAATTTCTGATGCTTTTGAATTACTAGTAGTAGCATCAATTGCAATTGATCTCGCCCATCGTATAGCTTCATTTCCAAAAAATCTAAGATATTTTTCAGAATCAATAGAAGCAAAACCACCATCTACTCCAGATCCAGTTCCAGATTGAACATAGTCAACGGATGTACTTGAACTAGCAAACAATCCAGAAGTTACTGAAGTTGATGTTCCACCAGAAATAGTTTCTGTTACTTGATATGAAATATTACCTTGACCACCATTACCACTAGTTGTACCACCTTGTCCAACAACTAAAGTTCCAGCGTTAATATTAGTAGCTTCAAATTTAAAGTAAAAATATGAACCTGATCCACCGCCACCACCACCAGCACCATAAAATGTTTGGTTTTCTGTAGCAACAAATTCAACAGATCCAGCACCACCAGATATTTGTTGTCCTAAACCTACAACAGCACCATTATTAGCATCTCCTGCTGATATTAAAGATGCTGTGCCACCTGTACCAGATCCTTTAAATGCACTTCTTCCTCTTTGTGCACCATAACCCTCTCTTCGTGCGTTAGAACCGTTTCCAGCACCTCCACCTCCACCAATACCAGATCCAGAGCCGACGCCACCGCCACCTCCTCCTCCGCCACCGCCAGTACAGACGGAGTTTTGTCCAGTACCACCACTTCCAGAGAAAACAGCACCTAAATTTTGTGCACCATCATTAGGAGAAGGTTGTCCATTTTGATCATTACCTTGAGTACCACCTCCAGCAGCACCGCCACCTCCACCGCCACCAGCTCCAGCGAGGACGTTTACAGTAGTACTAATAGCAGACGAAGCACCACCGCCTCCGCCTCCTCCACCACCAGTACCGTTACCACCGTTACCACCAATAGAGAAACCAGTTTGTGATCCTTGACCACCATTTCTACCACTACCTGAGTTACCACCGCCACCAACATAAACTCTTAACGCTGCTGAATCTGTGGTAACATTCACAGTAACATTTTTACCGTTACCACCATTACCTGCCCACCAGCTGCCACCACCGTCTCCAGTTCCACCTGATCCACCGCCACCACCTTTAATGATTGCTTTTAGACTATCAAGTGGCCAGTTTTGTGGAATAGAATAAGTGAAAAAGTTAGCTCCTGTATTTGGTGTTGTAAAACTTTGAGTTACTTCATTTGTTCCAGTATATAAAGTTCTAGCACCATCACCACCAAAACCTCCAACCAGAGCTGAAGGAGCTCCTGTACCGCCAAGAGTTGGACTTCCATCAGTTCCATCATTTCCACCAAAATATTGAACAATTTCAATAGGTAATCCATTTACAGTATATGTACCTGGTGCATTAACGTTTGTTGCACCTACTCCACCAGAGACAATTCTACACTGTCCTCCAACACCACCTGCTCCACCAGATTGACCTTCTGTACCACCTGCACCACCTTCTGAAACAATTTGTATTTGACTTCCGTTATAGTTAAACTCGTAGTAAGTATCACCACCATTACTACCATTAACATCACTGGTAGCACCACCACCTCCAGCACCACCAAGAAATCCAGAGACACCTGCTATTGGTGATTGTTCTACGGTTGGAGCTGGAACTGTATAAGATCCAGGAACGTTAGATTCTACAACGGTTTCGGTAGTTATTCCAGTTCCACCTGGTAATTGAATTGTTTTACCACCAATACTATAAGTATCATCAATATCATATACTGTATCAGTTGGTTGTTGAATAACTGTTACTTGATCTGATGGTAAATTTCCTGCAATTTTATATGCTATTTCTACTACAATATCCTGACCAGCACTACCATTTGTTGATGCAAATAATGCTTGACCTGTTATAGCTTTGTATTTTGATGATGCCAAGTAGAAATTATCGTCATCAATTTTAATTGCATACCACTCTGTGTTCTGTGCAAATGCTACAGAAATGCCATCTACATCAAATACACATTGAGTTGTCTGATCATTTGACTTAACTCTAATTTTATATCCAGTCTGCAAGTCATGACTAGGAATATTAAATTTTGTTCCTCCAGGCTCACCAATAATACTTGTTGCAGTAAAAGTTACGTCTACTGTCTCACCAATACCGCCAATATTACCAAATGTAGATAGAGAAGGATCAGTGATAATATAATCAACCACACCATGACTATGAAATAAAGGTGTTCCTCCATTTGGTAAGAAGAAACTGACTGCACCTGTGCTATCTTTGTAACTAGCAAGGTGTTGATCAACAATTTGACCAGTTCCCTCAAATGCTCCTGCAAGAGGTGCTGTTGATGTCATAATAGCGTGATCATGCTCAGGAACTGATGTTAATAATTTTTCCTGTAGAGGACCTATTTGTAGAGTTACCTCACCTGTAAGACTTCCACCAACAAATTCTTGTACGTTTGGATATCCACTAATAACAATGTTTCCTATATCAAATAGTGCTTCCTGTTGTGTTTTAGAAAAGAACCATCTACCACCAGTCTGTCCAACAGTAGAGATAACATTACCTGATACAGGAGATCCACCACCACTGACACCACCACCAGCACCAACTAATTTTCTAGCTTTATAATCAGGTACGTTAAATTTAATACCTGATGCTTGTCCAAAGTCTTCTGGGTTATAAGTTCCACCAAGTCCACCATATTTGTCTTCAATAACTTCATATAAGAGTGGATAATCTTGTGCATCATATTCAGACCCATCACAATATAACCAACCTTCATACTGCATATCTGGTTGACTAGCAGTTGTGGAAGATGTATTAACAATTTCAACTCTCGCTGTTCCACTACTGCCTGGTTGAGAAATATAAACTACATCTCCATTAGAATAACCATAACCTTGTTTCTTAACAGTAACAAAATTCACACTACCATTTAAGTTTGCTGCAACACCAACAGTTAATCCAAATCCAGTGCTTGATGCTACTCTAATTGTACCATTAGAACCTAGATCAGTAATATTATAATATTTTCCTGCAAGAATATCTCCATTACTCCTAGTGAGTTTAATATTATTTGCGTCAACAACATCAACTAAAAATTTAAACCCTTTATCAATACTAACTCCACCAACACCATTTATAGACAATACTGGTGATGCTGTAGCGTCGTCATTACCACCGCCACCAATCAATGTAACGACAGGAAATTGATATCCTGAACCACCATTAATAACATTAATTGCAGTCACTGTTCCTGTATTAGAATCAAATTCTGCTTGGAATGTTCCAGCAACAGTAGGACCGCTACCATTATCAGTTACTTGTACAACTGGTGGAGCAGTATAGTTGGTGCCAGGATTGGTAACAGTAATAGAAAAAATAGATGCTCCTAATTTAGTCTGATTTGGGGCTTGATCTGTTGAAATAACTGTTAGTTGATCACCCTCAACGAAAGGATGATTAGGAATATTAACGTTATCTGTCCCTACTTCAAATGCTGTTCCTGCAGGAATACTAACATCTATTGGAGTTGTAGGATAACCAGAGATTGTTCCTAAGTCAGTCACATATCCAGTACCACCACCAGCACCAGAAACAACTTGTCCTAAACCATTAACATCTACCACTCCATTATCTGTAACCTTATCATCAGTTGCCTTAAAAATAGGCACGATAGCACCGATTGGCATTGTAGAGTTGCCAAACGTTGATTTGTCTGTAAGAAAATTAGTACGTATGTTTCTTGACATTTTAGGTCTTAATTAAGTAATCTACCATAATAAAAGGAGCGATTAGATTATCAATCTTTGTATCGGTCTCTGGTTGAATAGAAATAGAAGCACTCATTCCATCGGTAGTAAGAAATGTTTCTGGTATATCTAGTTTATAATTAGTTAATCCAGTTGTGTAATTTATAGTATGTGTATGTTGCGTAGGATCACTATCATAATCAAATGCCTCAGTAGTCTCAATAATATTTGAAACTTGAGGATATGCCACAGTGTTATTGTTATCAACTACAGTGTCTACTGGCATAACATCATGTAAAGATTGATTATGACTATATGCTGCACCATCAGTTAAACTACCAAAAGATGTAGTAACAACTTTAAGACTGATTCCTCCAGCACCAGTAGAAGGTGCACCACTAATATTTTTTCCTTGAATATCAGGAAAAGTTAGAACATCACCTGCTTGATAATTCTGACCAGGATCAACAATAGCTAAAACTTTATATCTTGTATTTGTTGGATTACCACCAGCACCTGGCCACGCTTCAGCACGAACCAGAACTCTAAATCCAGTTCCATTACCGCCGTTTAAATCAACCTCAGATGAACCAAAATCAGCTAAACCAGTCCAGTTTGCAGCGTATGATGTATACGCCCATTGTCCAAGACCTTTACCATAATAACCTGCTCCTGTATAATCAGGTAAAATATCAAGACTTTCATATAATTCAAAAGATTGTACAACACCACTAGGACCTGTTGCAGCAGTAGGAATATCATCAGAATCAACACCTTGACCACCTAAAACATAATTTGCAGCAACAGGATAAGTTGTTACTGGGCAAGGAAACTGTTGTCTAACAGTAACAAATAAAACTGTAAATGTTTGCCAACATTCACCCTCTGGAGTAGTATTATATGTTTCACTTTTTCCAGTAGGAATAAGACAACTGTTAATAAATCCAGTACAACCTCCTTTACAAATACCATAATACTCAAAAGATGCTGAAAGAAAACCACCACCAGGAATATAATTACCTTCATTCCATCTTATTGATTGTCCATAATGTTTACATGCAGGTTGTCTTCCATCAGGGTCACCAGAATCTGTAGCATCATACCAGTTTTCAGAACCAATCGTAGATGCGTTGTTAAAATAATTTAATTCAAATACATCACTACCTTGACGTCTAAAAGTTCTACATCTTAATGTTGTAGTGTAATGCATATGTGGTAAGAAACCAGTTATAGGAACCACTTCTTCATCAGGTCTTCTAGGTCTGGTAAAACCAACATTACCTGTGAGAGTAACAGTTCTAGGAGGAACTCTAAACTGTCCTACCATATCAACAACTGCATTAGATCCCACATTTGATGAAACATTAACACCAACACCAGATCTTTCAACAGTTTGACCAGCAGCATTAGTGACTGTATTGTCATTAATAACACCTTGATCAGATGCAGAACTAGCTCTGATAAATTTAGATCGTAAATCTGGTACTTGAAATTGTGTATCTAATAAATTTTGTCCTTCTTGTTTAAAAGCACAAGCATCACCAGTTCCAATAACTTCTGCTAATGCTGGATATACTGTTGAACTATAGACTCCACCATCACATCTTAAATAACCAGAAGGAAGTAATGTTGCACTATTTCCTACGTTAGGATCGTTGACTTCCAACTCTTGAGGAAAGGCGATCAACGTTCCTGTTGTCGTTCCAATCTTAGTTCTTTCTTGGTTTAAAAATGTTGCCATTTTAATAAGCTCTGATAATCATTACCACAGTTTGTGATGGAGTTTGGTTGTCCATAAGAATATTTAACGCATCTGGTATATCAGAAACGTTAACTGTATATGATTGTACGTTATTTACAGCAATATTTGGAGGAATTCTAAGACCACCAATGTTCATTGAAAGATCAAAACTAAAGTGGTTATGTGATGATACTGTTGCGTCAGTAAAATCTTCTCCAATAGAACTGAGGTTTGTCGGATACGTAGAACCAACATCTCCATTGTAATAATTTGGTCTACCAAAAATAGTAGATGGTGGAGGAAATACACCAGTAACCTGTCTCATAGAGTGATCATAAGCACCAGAGTTTGTTGCTTGGTTGTACGTATCAGTAAATGCTGCTGTGTATGCACCATGAGCAGGAATATTGCTTTGTTTATTTGCTGTTGGAATTCTGTCTTGTGTAAAAGATTTTGCTTCGTTTGTTAATACTAAAGTATTTTCATCATAATATGTCATATTACCAGATCCATTTGGCCAAACGTCTGCAGTGTCAGTGTTTTGAATACCATTTAAGTTTGCAGACTCATAATCTCCACCAGAGAGACCAGGAGTTGGTGCTTCAAATATCTGAACATATCTACCATCAGGACGTGCTGTTGTGTATTGTCCTGAGTGTTTGTGACCTGGCGTGTGATCAATACCTAATTTTCTACCAATAGTATAGTATGTCTTAGACCATGTGGGATCATTCAATGTAATATTTTGAATTTTTCCTGCCATTGTATCAATTGGATCTAATTGAAATGTTAGATCCGTATCAGCACTGTAGATAGTTGGAGGAGTAACACCTGTGCCATCTTCAGAAATTAAATCACCAATCGCAGCTTCAGCATCAGGTTGTCCAAATTGATACTTGGTTTGTTGTAAATATGATTTTTCAAGGTCAAGCATTGACCTACCATTTAAGTTAGGAACTCTAAAGGTATCTCCTTCTTCATAATCAGGAAAGTTACCAACAATTGATGAGTCAGTAGGACCATATGTATTTCCGATCATAGATGCTAATAAAGGAAAATCATTAGCTTCAAAAGTCCTACCATCACAAACAATCCACCCCGTTGGTATATTGTTAGGAAGATTACCACTACTGGACTGTCCACTCCAAGGCATGATAGTGCCTACTGGAGCAGACTTCATAGATTTTAGTCTGTTATAGAATGCCATTATAGTTCAGTTAACCACCAACCTTGATAGACAGCAGGGATAAAGTTATCACCATCTGTTTGTCCTACAAAAACGAGTCCAAAGGATGCATTTCTGTTCTGAACAACCAGTTCACCAGATCCATACGGTGTAGACAAACCACCCAATTTGGTTCCTGAGGTATCACCTTGAAGTGCTACTGGTTCACCACCTATAATTGGAGCACGAACTACAAGTGAGTTGTTGTAAGTTAACGCTCCTGCAACTTCAGTAATTCTGATAACATCACCTGTCTCAGGATTAGTTGGAAGTGTAAGTATAAGAGCACCAGTAGAAGGAGCTACCGCTACAATATAATTTATATTGACAGATAAAGTAGAATCTGCATTGACAAACTTAGTAATATGTCCACCATTGATGTTCTTGAATCCCTTGTAACCAAATGCATCAATAGATCCATCTTGCATAATGGTAAAGCTATTGACACCATCAACACCTAAATTCTGAACATCAAGAATTGGTTGAGAGTTTGTTGGGTTTGTTCCAGAAATACCAGCGACCTCAAGTAAACGACCAACAAATGTGTCACCAAAATCAGTTTCAACTCTAAATGTTGGAGTATATGATTTGTTAGTAAACTGAATAGCATCAGGATCCTCAACACACTTGGATGGGAATAATCTAAAGTTACCGCTAATATCAGTAGAAGCGTTAATGTCAAGTGCTCCACCCTCAAAATGATGTTCATCGTTATTCTGTAATTTAAGAATAGAAATATTATTATCTGAACCAGTGATTTCAAAATTAGAACCGATGAACTTAACATCATCATATACATCTAATCTACCATGATGGAAATCTTTCTTAACTTGAATAGTTCCACCATCATTGGTATTATTGCTAGTTACAAAGAATACCTCATTATCAATTAATAACCAATATTCACGATCAAGGAAGAATGGAACGACATCACTATTCTTCAGTCCAATCTCAACAGCGTTAGATCCAGATCCAGCAATATTATTTGTTAGAACTGTATTTTCCCTGAATAAAACCCTGAATACAGTTTCACCATCACTGTGTGTTGATGATGTGCCAGGAACATATGTTAGACCACTAACACGAGTAACAGGTAAGTTACCAGCAGGTGCAACTCCACTTACTTGAGGAGTTCCATTGATCTGCATGATCTCTTCATTTCCGCCAGATCCAAATCCAACAAAGATAAAGTCACCATTCTCAAAGTTAGTAATATCATCAACAGGAAGTATTGTGGCATTATCTGCAATAGTTGTAACAGTATTGACAAATGTAGTAGCAATGCCATTGTCTACCTTAGGATCTTTAAGGACTGTGTAGACTGTCGCACCAGCTGTGTGTGAAGCAACCGCAGTTCCATATTGAGATCTATTTGCTAATACGGTACCACTTGGGTTACCAATTACTGTGTCACCAGAACATCCATCAACAGTAAATATGTCACGAACTCTATCAGTAATTCTAAACTTCTCATCTTTAGTTGCATTGAATGTTACACCAGATGCACTACCAGATCCTGAGAATGGAACGTTAAGTGTGACTGAACTAGCACCAATACTAACGATCTGAGGATCAATTAATCTTGTAGTGTCTCCAGCTGATGGGAACTGATTTTGTTCAAGTGTGACTGTACCACCGTTACCAGTAAGTTCAACAAAATCACCAACTTCAAGTCCCTCTACTGAAGGAATAGATGTAATTGTATTAGTTGTTGCTACTATACTACCAGTAAATGACTGAGCTGATGCTGTCTTACATCCACCAACAAAGTTGAATGAACCATTAACAGTTAACTTACCGTTCTCTCCAGCAACACCATCGTTACCAATGATTGTTTCACCAGTTACACTGTCAACAGAGAAGAGAACATCACCATTTGGACATCCATTAAGAATCTCAAATTTCTTGTTAACAATTGTTAATGGTGTGGCAAGTTTGAATATCTCACCTTGATTGAAGTCTCCATCACCATTAGTGTCTTCACGAGATATAATTACATAATCTCTACCAACTGTTAATGTACCACCAAAGGTTGAGAGGTAAACATTTTCTTCACCAGTTGCACCTCTGGATCCATCAATCGCTTGCTCAATCCATGTTGCATCAAATGCAATATTACACTTGTAAACAGGAGTTCTGTTGCCAGGATTCTCAGGATGATTATCAATCTGTGGTGCGAATGTGCCAAGAGGTTCTCTCTCAACTGTCAAATAGTATGGAGCACTTTCTGCACCTGATAAACCACCAACTGCAACACGAACAATTTCAGGTCTAGTGCCAGTTCCTGAATC